ATTAATACAAAAGTTCCGAAAACAAAAGATGAACAAAAACAAGTAGACAATCTCAAAAATAAATTTGATGAATTGTTTAATTAGGGGATAATATGTGGTTAACACTTTCAATAATATTTTTTTTAATTAGTATATTTTCGACAACGACATTATATTTCTCATTAAAAAGAATAACACAATACGAAGAATTTATTTTACAGATTCAACAGATAATTAAATTTGCAACAGATAAAATGAAACTTGTAGATGCTAAAGGTCACTATGAATCAGATGACGAAACAGGTTTTTTCTTTAAACAACTAAAACAAATTCAACTATCTCTTGATGGGATATTTGAAGAGGAGGTTACAGATGACAAAAAAAGAAGCTAAAAAAGTTAATGATGTTAAAGAAGAAATTAAAAAAATAGTAAAAAAGAAAAAAAGAAAAGTTTATTTTGGACAAGAGGTTCAGGATGCAATTGTAGATTATAATACATCAGCTAGTGACCATGAAAGAAATGTAATTTATGGTACAAGAATACACAAGGCTTTTGATAAGTTGGCTGAGAATATAATCAATACATTTAAGTTTACTTATTTTGATTATGGATTTGAAGATATTAAACATGAAGTTGTTGCTTTTATGGTGGTTAATATACATAAATATGACCACACAAAAGGTTCAAAGGCATTTAGTTATTTTTCTGTAGTTGCTAAAAACTATTTAATTTTACATAATAATAACAATTATAAAAAGTTAAAAAGTCATGATAAGATGGAAGCATTAGATAGACAACATAAGTCCAGTGGTTTTAATGAATCCGACTACATTACCTTAACAGAGGAAATTGTTGAATATTTTGACAATAATATGAATACAATATTTAAAAAAAGAAGAGATTTAAAAATAGGATATGCTATAATTGACTTAATGAAGCAACGAGCAGATATTGAAAATTTTAATAAAAAAGCTATCTATATCCTAATTAGAGAAATGACTGATGTAGAAACTACTCATATTACATCAGTTGTTAATGTTTTAAAGAAACATTATAAGAAATTATTAAATAAATACTATAATAATGGTTCAATATTATTTAATACTTCAAGTTCATTCTTTTAAATACTAAACCCTCTTAAATGAGGGTTTTTTATTTCAAACAATTTCTTACAAATTTAATATTTATATATGAATAAGTACACCTTGAGGAGATTGTATGTCAGACAATAATGAAATATTTGAGGGAAAAACCTTTCAAGACTTAACAAAGGACATCTATGAGAACACTACAA